AGGAAAAGATCTTCAGAGCCTGGGATTTCCAGTACTCTTGGTGGCGCGACGAATCTACATATGTAATCGACCAGTGTGGTCGAGCTATTGGGAAGACCCAAAGCATTATTCTTAGGGGCTGGGTGCACGCGATCCAGAATCCGGGAGCGGAAATGGTGGTGACCGCTCCTGAAGCCGTGCACCTGGCCCCCCTCACCGCCCGCATAGAAGACCGAATCAAGGAACACAGACTCACGAGGGAACTTCTTCCCAAGGGCGTCGGTCGTGGGTTTAAGCACCGCCCGTTCCAGGTGGACTTCAGGAATGGCGCAAAGATCCTCGGAAGAATTCCGCAGCGCGACGGTAAGGGCGTCAAGGGGCTTCACCCTCTTCGATTAGAAATGGATGAGGCGCAGGACTATCCGATGGCGGGGTGGTTGGAACTTATTGAAACCTTGCGTCATGGAGAGCCCGGAGCGCAGTGGAGAGCACATGGCGTGTCTCGTGGAGTGCACGATGAGTTCTACAGACACTCGCAGGATGAATCCATGTGGGCTGTTCACCGGAAGACCGGAATGCATAGACCAACTTGGTCGGACACCGAGCGCACCGACAAAATCGAGCAGTATGGATCTCGCGACTCACCAGACTACAAGAGAAACATCCTTGGCCTTCACGGTGACGCAACCAATCCCCTGTTTGTTCTCCATCGCCTCATGAGGACCGTAGATGACGATATCTCCTCGGATTACAACTCGGATGTTTATTACCACCTTCGACTTTCGGACGAACGTTTGGAGGGGAAGCCGATTGAGAACTTCGTCGATTTCCCAGGATCTCACAAGCAGTGGTCTGAAGTGTGGGCCGGTATGGACGTCGGGCTGACAAACCACCCTTCAGAGATACTCATTTTCGGTGAAGAGAATATGAACAGGAAGGTTGGCTTGCGCCTGCTCACGCGCATGAATCTGCAGCGCATTTCTGCCGCAGACCAGAGGCGAGTGGTCAGGATGATCTTTGACTTCTACAACCCTCGTCGATTCACAATGGACCGCGGTGGTCTCGGCCTTCCCGTGTATCAGGATCTTCATGAGGAGATGCCAAACGAGCGCGACCGGATTATCGGGTACACAGCAGACGAGAAGCTTGTCGTCGGATGGAAGCCGCACGACGAGTTCGATGACCCGAAAGACTTTGAGATCAAGGCACGCTCTAAGGAGTATGGCTACGACAAGTTGAGGGAGTACGTTGACTCGGGAAGAATGAAGCTTCCATGGGATCAGGAACTTCTGGGTGAATGGCAAGGATCAACTTGGACGAGGGAGCGAACCGAGACCAACCCATACGGGAAGAAGTCATTCAACCGCGGGTCGTTCCACTCTCTTGATGCCGCTGCAATGATGATTGTCGGCAAAGAACTGCTGCTTCTTGACCAACTTGCCGAAGTCCGTAATAAGCCAGAGGTAGTGGACATAGTCTTTGCTTAGCTTGTGTTAGCATCCTGTTTATGGATGTTCACACGAAGGATGGATCCCTGTACGACGAGATCGAGGGGATGGTATCCCAGATTTCGGACGTTTCGGGCAGCACACCAGACCAAGTTATGAGGGTGTGCATGGGTCTCATGGCCCGTTGTACCGAGATCTGGGTTCAGTTGATTCGGGTTGAAGCGAGCGACAGAAAAGCCAAAGCGCTACGCACCCAACAGCTTCAAAAGGTTATGGAGCTTATTGAGTTTGAGTTCAAGGCTGCCTCGCGCTTGATTGAGGTTGCACGTCAGGAAGTTGAGTTGAGTAGATGAGTAACGACAACGAGAACTACTTTCAATCAGAGATAATCGACGGAATTGCCGTCGTGTCTGAGGTTGGTCCTGACGACGTTCTTGAATCACTGGACGGCCTTCGATCACAGCTTGGGCCATATGCGGGAGTTGCTCGCGCCCTGGCCTCGTGGGCCGAGGATTCTCACCCAAGGAACAGGTCGAGGGGTCTATTCCAATCCAACAAATACGTGACCCCTTCTTCCGTCTATGGGCAAATGCAGGTTGCATACGACGCACTAGACGATGATGTTGTCGGCAATGTGGCCGATGTTTCCGAGGCGATGGCTTTCCAGCGAGTCACATTCGAGACAGAGCAGGACTAGGATCAGGAGAACGTATGGTCCCAGATCGGTAGGGACTTGGATCTGGACTCGTTCGTGCGAACGATGTGGCGAGAGCTTTACACGACATCTGTGTGTTACCCGGTGAGGTATTGGGGCAGAAAGACGTACCGGGTGAAGACAAAGAAAAAGAGGCAGTCAAGGAAAGAGTACAACATTGTGGTTCCCACGGACCTCGGCTTCCTTGACCCCATGAAGGTTGTCCCGGTCAGTCCAAACCCATTTGGAGGTAATCAGCTTGCTTATGTGCTCGACTCCGACGATGAAGTGGAAGACGATGATCCATTCGTTCAGGCCCTCTTCTTGGGCAAGTATACACCGTCACAGTCCGAGGCTCAGAAGCTCGAAAAGGAGGGCATCGAGGTAGACAAACTCGCCCTCCTCAACCCTCAGTATGTTTGGCAGCACAGTGCAACCATGGCTCCGTTTGAGCGGTGGCCTAGGGTTCGTATGAAGTCTGTATTCCCCCTACTTGACCTGAAGCATCAATTGCGCGAGATGGACAGAGCATTCCTTCTTGGCGGTATCAACTTCATCGTCCTCGTCACAAGGGGTACGGATGCGATGCCAACCACGAAGACTGAGGTTGACAACACGGCAGCTCAGGTGAGGGGCCAGTCCCGTTCCCCGGTCATCGTCTCTGATCACAGAATCAGTATTGAGATCATCACGCCAAAGATTGAACACGTTCTTGACGACAAGAAGTGGGATGTGATCGACCAGAGGATCCTTGCTCGACTTTGGGGCATGTTCACGATGCCGTCAGATAGCGGCAACAAAGAAACTTCCATGACCATGGGTCGAGTCATTGCTCGCGGGCTCGCGAGTCGCAGGTACATGATGAAGCGATCCATTGAGGACAATGTGATCCGTGCCGTAACGGAACACCCACTGAATGCTGATTCAGGGTTCACTGCGGACACGTTCCTTGAGTTTGCTCCACGCAGGATGGAGCTTGAGTTTGATCCTGCCGTGGTCACCATGATTCAGTCCTTGCGTGACCGTGGTGATCTTTCACGTGAAACTATTTTGTCTGAGTTCGGTTTTGACCAAGAACTTGAGGCAAGTAGGCGAGAATACGAGGACGAGAAGTTCAAGAAGATCTTTACTCCTACGAATGTTCCGTTTGACTCGCCGAACAAAGGTAACCCAGACCAGTCGGGCCGTAGGGGTGGAAGACCTCCTGGTGGTGGCGACGACAAAGAGAATGGTGATCAGTGATGTCTGAAGACGCAATGTTTATTGAGCAGATCAATGACAAGCTCTATATGTCGGCTCGCGCCTTCATTATCAACGACAGGGAGCAGCTCCCAAGAGCCATGGCTTCCGAATGGAAAGAGAAGTCGATGAACGAATCTTTCCTTTGGATTGCGGGTCGATACGTTCAGGCGAACATGCCGAACAAGAACAACGACTTCTGGTCTTACGATGATATCGTTGTGGGCGAATCTTCCATTAGATATACCCCACTTAATGTTCTCCATAAGTGGGACCGGCCAGTAGGCACATTCGTAGAGACAAAGATCGTCCATCGTCAGACCGCCGACGATGCAAGCGAGGTCTTTCCAGAGATTCAGGCGTTGGCTGTGTTGTGGACTGCGAACTTTCCGCATGTTGCTCAGGCCGCTAGGGATGCTCATGATGCGGGGAGGCTTTGGTACTCCATGGAGTGCACTGCCGAGACAACTCAATGCATGGAGTGTCAGAGGACCTTCTCGTTCAGGGCTGCGGCGGAGGAGCTTTGTGAGCACCTTTCGGGCAGGACGGCAGCAAGGCGCTGGATCAACCCGACCTTCCTTGGTGGCGCCTTGATCTTCCCGCCAGCAGCGCCCGGATGGCAGGACGCTGATATTACTTCTGTTGCTGCTGACCTAACTCGTCAGTACGCAAACCGTAATGTCATGACTTCTGATCAGTGGGAAGCTGAAATGGCTTCTCTTTACGTGTAGCAATCAATAGCTACTAACTGCACTCACAAAAACCACTTAGTGGTCTATAGTTTCACGTGAAGGATGTGCAAATGAGCATGGACAATCAGCGTAAGCATGATCTTCTTATGGAGATGCGCCCTGATGGCGCGCAACATGACAGCGCTAAGTGCATGTATTGCACCGTAAAAGCCTCTGAGGAGGGTACCGTGGCAGAAGATCAGAAGATCTTTACGCAGGAGCAGCATGAGCAGCTCTTGGCGTCTGCTGTCGAGAAGGCATCTGTTGAGGCGCGAGCCACAGCTGATGCAGAAGTCCTCAGCCTTAACGAACAGCTCGAAGCTGCCACGAAGGCGAAAGACGACGCGGAGCGCGCGCTTGCCGATCTTGAAGCAAAGATTGCTGAGCGTGACGAGGCTGATCGTCTTGCTGCCCTTATTGGCGAGCGAGTTGATGCCGTGAAGGCTGTCGCAGATTTCTCGGACGAGCAGATCGAGAAGCGCAAAGAATCCTGGTCGAAGATGGACGAGGATGCATTTGCCGTTTACCTGGAGGATCTCCAGGCAGTCGCAGAAATCAGCGCGAAGGCGCATGAGGAAGGCGAAGGCGAAGGCACACCGAAGACCAAGTTCGACGGGACACGTACGACCGCAGGCAAGGATGAGGAAGAGGATGTCCTTCGTGGATTCTTCTCGACTGACCTCACCTTCGCCGCGCAGTCCTAAGGAGGAAACCAGAAATGGGTTCAAGCACGTCAACCCGAAACTTCGGGATGCGACGCTTCACCAACCTGGTTCGTGAAGGTAGGTTCCGTGCACCGGATGCCACCGAGTTGATGCTTGGTACTCTGGTTCAGATCGACGCGTCTGATCCAGGCAAGATCGAAGCAGCCGACGCCACTGGCGTTGGTATCGGTACGGCGACTGGTGATGTCAGGACCGACCTGTGCGGCATCCTGTGGTACGAGCATGACTCGCAGACGTTCAACAGTCCACCGTTTGGTGGGGCTGCTGGGCAGCTTCCGCAGGACCTGAACACTGCACCTGCAGGCCGTATGGTGCAGGTTCTTCACGGGCCGGGAGCCAAGGTGTGGCTCCGCAATACAGCATTGGACACCGCAGAGCCGGGGTTGCACTACACCCCCAGCCGTGCTGCGGTTACGATGGTCAACAGTATCGGAACGGTTGCGGTTGGCGACCTTCTCGGTTGGGATCCTGCGGGTCCTTACTGGGCAGTGACGACCAACGCAAACGAAGCGTTCCTTCGAGTTACAGCACTCGATACGAACGGTCCGAACTCTCTCGACGCTGAGATTCTGGTTTAGGGGGTGGTATAGATGTCTACTTCAAACTTCAAGAAGCTGATCGACAACTATGGCCGCACTCCTGAGCAGAGGGCAGAGTCGGCAGAGCTGATGGAGAAGGTCAACGCCGAAGCAAAGGCGAATTGGCACGATCAGGCATGGCGCCGGAAGATGGCAGCCGTTCTGACCGAGTCGATTCTCGAAGGCTTCACGTTTGAGACCTTCTACGATCAGATCATCAAGACAGATCGCGTCGGATTCGATGATCGTGTCATCCTTGAGGAAGAGACCGGACTGAAGGTCTTCTTCATCGCCAAGGGTGGACACATCGAGGCGTCCGCCATGGTCTCGGAAGCTATGGAGATCCCACGGGATACTCTGGGTTTCCACGTCTATGAGTTCGAGGACAAGATGGAGTCCAACTTCGCCAAGGGCGCAGCGACACTCCGGAACCTCGCAGTTCGTAGGCTCGACTGGGGCGTTAACAAGCAGATCAAGGCGCTCATCGAGGCAGGCATTCCGAACACGTCCCCGTACTACGTGACGGGCGCAGGACTGGACAAGGCGGCTCTGGATCAGGCGATCCGTGAGGTCCGTGACGAGTCCCAGTCTGGCGTTGTGACGCTCTACGGACGCTCCACGATGGTTGACCAGATCATGGACTTCCCAGGCTTCGCTGATGAGGCTTTGGAGGAGATCCGTCTGCGTGGGCGTCTTGGCGCTTACCGCGGTGCATCGGTTGTGCAGGTCAAGAACTGGAAGGACGAGGATGGTGTCTCGTTCATTCCGGCGAACGAAATGTACGTGGTTGGCGACGACGCTGGCCTCTTCGCGATGTACGGTGGGCTCAAGTCCAAGGAATACGTCGAAGACGACAACTGGTACTGGCACTACATTGGCCGTCAGGACTTCGGTGGAGTTCTCCATCGTCCTGAGCGGGCACGTAGGTTCGTTGATTCGAACATCACGCCGTAACAGTAAAACAACCAACGAAAGAGGGGCCTTCGGGCCCCTCTTTCTATTGAATTGATCCAACTCGTAGCCGTGTTTGAGGTAAGGTGGAGAGTCCTACTTCGAGGAGAGCTGATGGAGAAGGACAAGGACTGCGGCTGCGGTTGTGATTGCAAGTGAAGGACGAGAAATGCGTCCACTGTGGTAACTCCCAGATGATTCCGGCAGGCACATGCCACATCTGTTTGGTGTGTGGAGAAACGACCGGCTGCTCGTAAATTGACTCTTGGCAAAGAGGCACGTATGGCCCCGCTTCGGCGGGGTCTTCGTGTATTATCCTTCATGTGAAGCCCACGTTGGGCCAAGGAAAGGAAATAGGAATGCAGAGCAAGGCAGAGGTTTGGAAGAACGAAGCCGCTGGTATGAGGTGGGTGAAGGCCACCGACAGGAACGGCAAGGAGATCTCACGGGTGGTTCAGCCCGGAAAAGTTTTCACGATCACGGCGTTCGACCGACAGATCAATCAGGACTCTTTCGCTACGCCGAAACTAGACCTGTTCCGTAACGGAACATTCGTTCTGGTGAAGCCTGCAGATGACACAATCTTGGAGGAGATCGAATCTCCCGACTCGCTTACTGAGGGCGAAGTGCAGGGAATTGTGTACGACATTCTCGCCAAGAAAGTCACTGCGCGCCAGGCCATTGCGAAGATGACCAGTCCAATTGCACTCAACCGAATTCTCACCGCACTCGTGCTTGAGGACGAAGGCGACAACCAGATCCTTAAGGATGCGATTGGCGTTGTTCGCACGAAGTTCAACGAGGTGGAAGGGGGCACAAAGGTAGCGGCAGAACGGGAAGTCGTTTCACCAGCACCGGAGCCTGAGGAGGTCAAAACTCCCAGAGGCGGCATCCCAGAAGTTGAGACACCGGCGTTCGTATCAACCGAACCCGAGAGAGTGGGGTAATGGGTGGCAACCTCTATCGGTGGTAGAAGCTCCATAGCTGACATCCCAACGGCCGCGCTGCGCGAAACGCTGCGCCGCACGATGGTGATGGGTCTGCCTTCGGTATTGGCTGATCGTCCGACATTCTACTTCGAGGGGGAGAAGACATTCGCAGACGCAGACCTGGAGGGCAGCCCCTGGACTTGGACAGACGTTCCTACTGCTGACACAAGCGCAGCTCCAGTCCAGGTGTTGTGTGCGTACGAATTCTTCTCCCCCTTGGGTAGACAGGGATCGTTTCCGACCGAGGTTGGGGAGTTCAACCCCACAACCCTGGTCTTGACCATGTTCGAGGATGAGTTTGCGGCGGTGTACGGGTTCACGTATGTCACCATTGGCCCATCCACGCAGCGTTGGTACTTCAGATTCTTTAAACCAGCAATTGGCTTAGGTGACCTAACGGTATATCAAGTGAATTGCGTTGCTGTCGGGACTGAGTAATGGCGACTCTTACTGGTGGCCTACGGGACAGGATGCTCCTTCAGTCCGTTATGCAGGACATAATCGACGACCTCACGACTCGTGGGTGGTTCAATATTGGTAGGGAGCACAAGCCGATTACATATGTTGACGAGTACCCAAGCGAAACGGATGAGGTGGCATTGAACACGATTGCGTTTTCGTTAGGAGATGCTAAGTCAAGGGCGACGGAGTTGGGGTCTGCTGCTGAGATAATCACTGTTCCGATTTTCGTTGATATGTTCGCAGAGAGCGACGGCCTTGGGCGTCACGTAATTGGCGACATCCATGAGTTTGTTGCGAAACAGGGGAAGTTCGATGTCCTCGACTACAGGCAACCGGTGCCCCCCGTGGAGTTCACCGTGCTTCTCGTAGACGGTTCTATCGAAAGAACGAAGCCGACGAGGGCAGTCAATGCGTGGCAGAAGCATTGGCACACCGTTGCGTTCGTTGTGACGGAGGAAAGGTCTAATGCATGAAGAAAGAAAATTCTTTGGCTGTCAACTTGGTAGCCACTAGGGGGAACAGGTGTTCCGCTTCGATTCTTGGGTTCCTTGAGGGCGGTATTTACGAGAAGCACCCAGAGATCTCCACACAGGAGCAGAAGCAGATCCGTCTGTTCGTTCTTGACACGATCAACAATTTCAAAGATTTGTGTATGGATATCGTCAAGTCGGACTCGGCCGTTATCAACGACGAGTGGGCCAAGAAGATTGACGAGATCCACGAAGCCATAAAGTCGGGGTACTGATGGCTGGCGTACGATTTGTAGAGCGCAATGGGTTCAGGGTCCAGAGGCAAGCCATTCAGGCTATACCAAAGAGGCTTGAGCGGAACACAGTCCATGCAGCAGTGCGTAACGTTGGAACTGTGGTCCGTCGTGCGGAGGAAATCTTTGACGCGAGCATCCTTAGGCCTGGTGAGAAGGGTCACGGCGAAGGCGGGCGCAGACAGACCGGTAACTTTGAGTTCGGAACTGGGAACACGTTTGTCGGTGAAACCTTCAAGTTGTCTGAAGGTAGGTTTGGGTTCGGTTTCCCAGACATTGACAGGGCCGACTCGAAAACGAACAAGATTTGGCGAGCCCTTGAGTTCGGTCTGTCCGGCACCAAGCGCAAGCCAGAAGCTAGGTTCAGCGAGAACACGTATCTGATCCTTGGCGGCGTACACAGAATGCCGGAACGTTACGAGTTCTCAACCAAGAACCCATCATCCTCATACCTTTCTCTCGGTAGGCGCAAGAGGGAAGTCCAGTTCGCTGAAGGTATTGAGGGGAAGCACTTCATAGAAGACGCTTGGGCTAGTTCTCTCGAAACCATTGCTGCTAGGTATAAGAAGGCTGTAACGGATGCGATAGCTTCGTTTGGCAAATCGTGAGAACTGTCCGTGAGTCGTAACCTTCACGTGATAGTCTGTGGCTGATGCCCGGACTAGATGGGCACACACGACTAGGAGAGGTAGTCCTTTATGGCAATCAAGGGCGGACAGATCCTCCATGTTTCTGGTGGGTTCGTTATCGACCGTATTCAGACGGGCGGTGTGACCGGGATCAACGTGAATGAAGACCGTTTGGAAGAGCTTGGTAACTATCAGGCCATCGGCACGCTCCGTGACATTCCGGACCTCACGTTTGAACTTGAGTCTTTTGACGTAACCACGGAGCTGGAGTCGATCCTTACAGGCGGAGATAACAGCGAGGCCGTTGGCACGTTGTTTGATCTTGCAGCATTTGTACCCATCAACGTTCTTTCTCCGTTCAAGGCTTCGGGAGCCTTCACGGTTGACGGTGGTGTGATCGTCCCATATCTGTCGCTTGAGTCGATGAGTTATTCATTCTCTTTGGGCGACCCCGCAACGATGAACGCCACCCTTCGCGGTGACTCGGTGTTCTATGTCCCAGGTTCCGTGTTTGAAGAGAAGTTCAGTGGTGATGCCGTCACGACCGTCTTCAACTTCACGAACGGACCTGCGTACCTTTCGACTATTGGATCCGACGCCTATTATGGCCTTTCGGTGACAGTCGATGGCGTCCGTCAGCGCCTTGGTACGGACTACACGAACACTTCGTCTGGCGTTACGTTCACAACTGCGCCCCCGTCTGGTACGGATAACATTGTTATCTGTTACGGTTCTGGCACAGCATCTTCGTACCTGCAGGCCGTCCACAATACGACCGATCCTGCTGGTGTCCGTGGGCGTGACACGTATGTGTCAGTTGATGGTGGAACAACGTGGCTCGGTGTTCAGTCGGCGAATGTTGACTGGTCTGTGTCGCTCGAGCGTGACGAGGAGTTTGGCAACTCTCAGATCGTTGCTCAGGACTTTGACACGCCAGAGGTGTCCGGTTCCGTCACGATGAAGCCTTCGGACGTGAATGCCCTGTTTGCCCAGGTTCAGACGATTGCGGGTCTGACCGGTACGGACATTGCGAACGCTACGCAGGATCCGCCTGAGCTTGACATTGAGATCATCACTGTCAACTCTGCGGGTACCACGACCAAGACCTGGATCGTTCCTGACGCGAAGTTCACCGTTCCCCAGTTGCAGGGGAGTGTTGGGCAGAAGCTTGAGGCGGACTTCACGTTCACTTCGGCGTCCGGAACACTCGAAGTCTATAAGGGTGACAACTAATAGGTAGAACGGCGGCTAAAGAAGAAGGGGGTACGTGTATTGCGTGCCCCCTTCTTTAGTGTATGCTTCAGGTGAACGATTGGAGGAATGAATGGCCCACCTAAGGGACCTGATTGGCGACGGTGAGACAGTCACGATCACCGATTCAGCCGGTAATGAGTACAAGATCTTCGTGACGAGACCATCCTCACTTCAGCAGGACGAAGCAAGGGCACACGCCAACGGCAAGATGGCGAAGTCCAAGTTGGAGGCACTTGAGAAGCGCGGCGATAAGTACATCGCACTGAAGTTCTCGTTTGCGGAAATTACAGACCACGACGAGTTGGTCCGTATGAGGATGCAGTACGAGGAAGGCGATATGCGCGATATGGCCTTCAATGAAGTCCTCTACAAAACAGATGAAGACGGCGAGCCCAACAAGTGGCAGAAGGACGACTTCTATCTACAGACGTTGACTTCCGCGACTCGTCGAATGGCTGACATCCACAAATACAACGACGAGATGCGAGACGCCGGGTCCAGCGACCGTATCATCGAAGCAGAAGACGAAGAATTGCTGGCACTGAACAAGGTTATCGCGGAGTTCAGGGCAGAGGTTGATGAACTCGTTCAGGCGAAGCTTGACGAAGAGCGCGAGAACCACGAGGGTAAGACCAATGAGGAACTCCAGGAGGAACTCCTCAACCTTGCGATGGACCTCGAATCCAAGATGGCCTGGTACCAAGACTTCCAGCTAAGAATGCTGTACTACGCCTGCAGGTACGACGAGGACAAGAAGAAGTTCTACTTCGATAGTGCCGAAGACGTTGCAGAGATTCCCGACTACGTTCGTTCCCAGCTATACGACGCATATGAGCGCATTGAGCGCGGGACGACTGATATAAAAAACTTGCTCAGTCCTCCCAGTTCCTAGCGTACGTTCGCGCCGTCAAGGGTTCTGGAGGGGGCTTCACCGATTTCTGGAGCGAAGGCGTATTCGACGCGCCATGGACGCTAGTAGTGGCCGTGAACCATGCATTGACGGTGTTAAGCTGGTTTGAGAACTTGCCAAAGGAAGAGCAGCCTCCGCGACATATCTGGTACAGCGCGGATCTGGTTGATGACTGGTTCAGGGACGTAGAAAAGAAGCGATCTGCAAAGTACGGGAACTCAGGCAAGAGGCGTTCTTCGTACGACGAGGCAGACGATAGACCTATGACCCGTAATGAGCTGGCGGAGGCTGTGAGAAAGCAGCATGGCAAGTAATACTGACCTCGTATTCAAGGCGTATCTTGACGCTGAGGACGTCATCCGAGCTGTTGAGGCCATACTGGCCCAGTTCGACCGCGTTCAGGCGAAGCTTTCCGCTACAGACAATAAGAAAGCCTCTGCTCTCGCCGATACGTTCAAGGCGCAGAAGGCTCAGGTTGACGCGCTTATCAAGTCCGTTCGAGAGCTTGAGAATGCCAGGACACGCTTACTTGAGTCAGGAAAGTCTCGCGTTGGGGTGGGTGGTGACGCTGGTGCTGAGGCCCTTCTCAGGGAAGCTTTCCCAGGCAAGGGTGAAAGACCCCTTGGTAGCCAGAAACAGCTTGATGAGTCTATTGGCCTAGGCACAGCACAGATTCAGAAGATGAGAGAGGAGCTGTTCAAGACAGCTCAACTCATGGACGACCTTGTTAGAAAGTCCGATGAAGCTGACTCAATCTATGGCGATATCAATAGACAGCTTCTTGAGCAAAGGTCAACACTTGCCGCTATTCAGCAGCTTGCGCGGGCTGGTCCGAGGGAAGCAAAGGCTCAGATTGTCCGCGGCATCGAGAATGAGATCCGCGCCCTTCAGGACCAGGCGAGACAGCTCGAACAATCAACCGCACAGCAGCTCAACGATCAGAACCAGAAGGCCCTTGCCGCCGCGCCGAGGCTGCTGGCCCAGGCGGAGAGGCATCTAGAGAATCAGGCCAGGCTTGAGTCCGAGATCAATGCCCTACAGAGGCAGGCCAATCAGAACCGGCTTACTGGACTTGACCTTGAGAAGAATATTGCAAAGCAGGAGCAGCTAAGGACTCGTGCCAACAGGGAGGCACAGGAAGCTGCGGCGAAGCAGGACCTAGCAGCGAAGCCAGTTGCTCGTGCCGATGTTGCTAGAAACCTTTCCGGCGTCAGCGAGCTATACGCAGAGATCCAAAGAAGGATCGAACAACTCACAGCCACGCAGAGAGAGCTGCAACAGATAGGTGGTTTCGAGAAACAGAACGCAGCTGCCGCCCAACTCATTCGTCAGATTGACGAAATCCTCAACGGGATAAACCTTGAGAAGCAGACTTCAGAGGAAATAAACAACGAACTGAATAGAGCTATCGAGCTATATAGGCAATTCAGGCAAGAGGTTGAAAAGGGAACGCGCGAAGCGATAGCTGGAGCTAGTCGCATCGGTGGCGAGCAGATGAAAGCTGGTCTCGCTAGGCAGATCCCAGGTCTTACGAAACTCTTTGTAAACGCCTTTGACGATATTCAGCGTCGATTTGTCACCACCCTGCAGTTTGCGATTTCCGGGGCCCTCATTTTTGGTGTCCAGAGGTTTGTTCGGGAGTTCTTCCAGGCCGCTATAGATGTTCAGCGTGCTTTCAAGGACATCGAATCAGCCCTTTCGTTCGACATTGTTGACGAGAGAGGCACCGCAGCGTTCAATAGGCAGGTTGAAGAAGTAAGGCAGCAGGTCCTCCTTATGTCTAGGGACTTCAACACCCTTCCTACAGAGGCCAATAAGGCCGCCTATGTGATGGTTTCCCGATTCCAGAACATTGATAATGCTTTGAAAGCCACTAGGTCTCAGCTTCTGGCTACAAAGATTTCAACCATTGATCAGTCCGAAGTTCTCAGGGCGCTGACTGCTGTTTCCGAAACGTTCGCTGGTGCAATGTTTGATGTGAACGATGGACTCACTGTTCAGGAGAAGCTCTTGAAGCGTGAGGGCCTGGCCGCGGACCTTTATGGGAGGGTTCTTGATGACGCCGTGAGGATTCAGCAGGAATTCGGCGTTGAAGTTGAAGACACCCTTGAAGGTACGGCCCGTGCTGCTGAGTCGTTCAGGCAGATGGGGTTCTCACTTCAAGAGACAGAAGCCATTGTTGCCTCCGTGTCACGTCAATTGGGTCAGACTGGTCAAGCGTCATCAGAGAAGCTCGTTAGGTCTCTTGCACAGCTGACGAACCCGCAGATCAGGGACGCCCTGCTTCAGATTGCTGACAACTCAAGAGAGTTCACGCTCCAGATTTCAGACTTTGAGAGTGGAGCCAAAGCGTGGAAGGCGATCTCTGATCAGTTTGAGAGAATCGAAAAGTTTGACCCGACAGCTGCTCAGGGGATCCTTCAGATCATCGGGCAGAGGCGTGAGGTCGAGGCAGTTGCTGCTGCTCTTGGTACTGCGGACGTTCAGGACAGCATTCTTTCAGCAACTGCAGATGCTGCCGGTGCCGCAGAGGAAAGGTTCTCGTTCCTGAATGAGACAGTTTCTGAATTGCTTGCATCAATCTCTGCCGGATTCCAAGAGTTGTCGCAGAACTTTGAGAGGCTTGGTGGAATCAATGCGCTGCAGCTGATTCTTCAGGGGCTTAACGGAATTATCGGGTTTGCGAACGACTTGCTGCTTGTGATTATTGACATAAGGGACGCACTTGACAAGTGGGGCTTGCCGATTGGCACAGTTGCCACCAAGGTTCTTTCCCTCACGCTTGCGTTCTTTACAATGCTTAAGGTCGCGGTTGCTCTCAGGAATGCGTTCAGAGAAATCGCTGCTACAAGGACTGGCGCTGCTGTCGCAAATGTCGTGGAGGCAAGTTCAGGAACCTTTGCAGCCATCAGGTCTGCAGCTTCTGCGTCTCGTGCCGCTTCTTTGGCGAGTGGAGCGGGTGGTGTTCTCGCCGCACGTGCAGCAGTTAGCGGTGCTGCTGCCGAAACCGGCGCGAAGCTCGGTCAAATGGGTGCTGCTGCAGCTGGCATGATTCCGATATGGGGTCTTGTAACGGTTGCTGTTCTTGGCGCCGTTGTCTCCATCAAGGGAATGATCAAGCAGGCCGATGCACTCAGAAAAGCTCAGGCTGAGTATGAGATTGGGTTGCGCGGCGCTGCCGCTGACGCTCGTGAGCAGATAACGAAGCTTGGCCTCGACAACACATCTATTGAGGCCGACCTCATTCGCCAGAGGACAGAGCTTGAGCAGGCGAGATCAAGTCTCCAGACTGCTCCTAGCGCTAAGCCTGGACCCGGTAAGAGAATATTACGAGCCCTCGGTTCTGTAGATACTGGGGCAGACTTCCTTGATCCAGAAGATATCCCAGGATCTAAGGAGCAGCTTGAGCAGCGCATAAAAGAACTTCTCATAGGCATTGAGAGGAACATTGTTGAGCAGGCATCTCAGGCGTTAAGGACTGCCCCAACACTTGAGGGTGGTGTTACCAACGATCAGCGGCGTGAGGTAGAGGCAATTATTAGGCGCCGTATCGGTGGTAATGAGAATCCACTTGAAGTTGCAAGGCAGCTTTATCAGGACACCCTGAATGAAGTCGCCGATATGCTTGCCGACGAAACTGGTACTTGGGAAGACCGAGACCTTCGCAGGCAGCAGGCGGAGGCGCTACGTAGAGAGGCGCAGTCTCAATACAACTCGGTCCTGGCGGTGTTTGCAGATATTGCCGTAGATCTGGCTCAGTCTGCACAGAACGTTCTTGACCGACTTGCAAACCTAGACACGAAGGTTGGTCTTGGGCAGCTGACAGCAGCTGAGGCAGTTGATCAAGCCTTTTCCGGTGCGGCTGATTTGTTCCGAATCGCAGAGTCGTTCAGGGGCGAGACACATGGCGGAAAGACTGTTGACACAGAGGAGTCGATCAAGCGCCAGGCCGAGGCAGAAGCCGAACTTCTCAAGGCGTATCAACGTAGGGCTGAATTCATTCTGGAGCAGGTCGCGAATAGAACTATCTATCAAGGCCCCAACGAGCAGCTTCAGGCAAAAATCAGTGCGCTTGGTGCAGAGATTCAGAGATTGCGCGACGAGGGTGGCCCGAATGCTGTAGCTAACATCGCTGAAGCGAATCGACTCCAAGGGGAGCTTGCAGAAGCCATTGCCGAGCAGATAGACGCAATCAACCAGCAGACTATCGCAAACAGGCAGGGCGACATCGACCTTGCACAAACGTACGCGCAGCGTAGGCACGCAATGTTCCGACTCCTATGGGAGCTGGAGGACCAGCTCAAGCGGTACGGGAATGACAACGAAGTTCTTGCAGATGCCCTACGCCGACAGATAGCTCAGGTTCGGCTCGACATTGCAAATGCAGCCCTCGAAGAAGCTATCGCAGAGAACACTGCAAGGATCAAACTTGCTGCTCCGCCACTCAACGCTCAGGCGAACATCGAGGCCCAGATTGCAGAGGTTAAGACGCGCCTGAAGTACGAGAAGGACGCCACCTCCCAGCTCCAGCTTCAACAGCAACTTCGCGAACTCCAAGCTCAAGCACAGCAGCAGGAGCTTGAAAGATTGAAGGCCCTGAAGCTGGCGCAGGTTTCAGTTAGGGACAAGCTGACTGAATTGCTTGTTGAGCTGTCCTTCTTGAGACAGCAGCTTGTTCTCAACGCAGAGATTTACGGAAAAGCTTCACGTGAATATTTTGATACGGCCAGAGCAATCGCGGCGGCAAAAGCGGCGATTCAGGATGCCGTGCTTGAGGCCGAGTCAGTCAACAGGCAGCTTGATCCAGGGTTCGACGTGACAGACCCCCTTGCTGCAGCAAGGGAGGCGTATATACGAGCAGCTAGGGCCCTCCAGATCCCAGACCTTGGGGAAGCAGAGCGTGCTGCGGCTGAACTCAACCTCAAGAATGCGGAAGCAGCAAGGGTCGCGGCTGAGTTTGAGTCAGCACTGTTCAACCTCAAGTTTGCAAATGAGCAGGGATCGCTCAGCGACGCAGGCTACTTGCAGGCACTTAAGGAGATGCGAGATCAGGTTGATACTTCTACCCGTCAGGGCAAGGAGATATGGCTTGAGATCAACGCCCTTATTGAAGGAATGACGGACGATCTGTCCAATCAGGCGTTCAATATCCCTGGCCAGATTCGTATTCCCACTCTGTTCGAGGTACGGAGGGCCGTTCAGGCGGAGGCGCTTGGTGTGAATTATCTGGACAATAGGCAACAGAACATCAATGTATATGTGAGCGACGACGTTCAGGTGCAGGCTGTGTTTGAGGCTATTGCGGGTGCGTTTGAGGTTGAAGATGCAAGGTATGCACCTGGTGGTGCTGGGATAACGCTTGGGGTGACTTGATGGCTTCTTGGACTATTACGGACAACTCGACCGGCACTCCGTCGGTTTATACGTTCCCGATATCACCTAATAAATTCACGCCCCCTGGTCGCAAGGCTTCGATTTTGACAGAAGGAACTACCGGCTCGGTCGGT